CGGTGAGGAACGATGGGGTAAACACGAATGCGGCTAGACTTAATCCATGAACCCTGAAGAACCAATCGTGGAGCCGCAATCCGGTGAACTCTGGGACGCTGAACAGGTCTTAGAAGAGGCCATCATTGCTTACGATCAGAAAGCCGATGGGCAGAACGCGATCCTTACTGGTTGGGTTCTTGTGACTGAGTGGATTGATTCTAATGGAGATCCTGCTTTGTCTTCCTATGCTCGTGAGGGTATGCCTTACTGGAGAATAGATGGGCTTATCGCTTCGGCTCCTGAACAGTTCTTGTATGAGGATCCTGATGATTACTGACTTTGAAGACTCGTTGAATGGGATGATTGATAACCTCGCTTTAATGAATGATGATGACCTGACGGAAATGTTCAGGCTTGTTGAACGTAGTTATATTCATGTCCTAGTGGAGCAGGGATTACGTTTACGTCCTTGCAGCGTGTCGCAGATAGCCTGACGGGGTAGGTTCTAATAGTGTGGCGGGATGCTACTAACACAAAATAGTGAAATGCGCCGCGATGGGGTTTGGAACTGGACTCTTCCGGCGTGGGTGATTGAGTTACCTGACGGCTCACACATGAACGTGTGCCCGAATGCTGGCGCTTGCGCGAAGTTTTGCTACGCCCGTAATGGAACTTATCTTTTCCCGAAGGTACGGGGGAAGCATTTAACGAATCTGGAACTGGTGAAGGATGACCCGAACTGGACTGAAGCGATGGCTACTGAATTACAGTTGAAGAAGTTTCTACCTAAAGGAACTCCCCGCGAAATCCCCGGATTAGATTCTGTTGATCATTTGAATCCTTGGATCCAACAATGGATCATTAACGGGGGGCAGGCAGTACGGATTCATGATTCGGGGGACTTCTTTAATCGTGATTACTTATACGGCTGGATTCGATTAGCGGAACAGTTCAGCGAGATCCTGTTCTACGCTTACACAAAAGAAGTGAAGATGCTGGAGGAAGCAAAACCAGATCTGCCACCGAACTTTCAAATCGTTTACTCAATGGGCGGGAAGCAAGACGTTCTGGTGGATAAGGACACGATGCGTCATGCTGACGTTTTCCCTGACCTTGAAGCGATTGAAATAGCAGGGTATATGTCTCAACACCCTTCGGATCTTTTGTGCGTCCTACTGCCTTCTATGAGGGTCGGGATTCCACAGAACAACATTAAACACTTCAAGAAACGTTTAGGTGACAAGACTTTCTCCGAAGCCCAAACTGACAGGCTGAGAAAGAAATGAGGGGTACGGGGTTCTATCTGGAGCAGGCTGCCTGCTTTGGGGCTGACCCTGACCTATTCGATTCAACCGCTGGAGAGTCTGTCCTAGACGCTCTCTCATATTGTGATCGTTGCCCGATAATCCCTGAATGTGACGCGCACGTTAAACCACGAAAATCCTACTTTGATGGGGTGGCCGCTGGTAGGATCTGGAACAATGGAATCCCAAGCGAATTGGGATTATTCGATATGAGGGAGAGTGAGTGAAGAATGAGCGCACAAGTAACAATAGTTGGTAATTTAACGAAGGATCCCGAACTACGATTCACCCCTGCTGGGGATGCGGTAGCGAATGTCAGTATCGCAGTTAATGAACGGGTGAAGGATGGTAACGAATGGAAGGATGGGGAACCGTCTTTCTACGAAGTGAAAGTGTGGCGGAAACTGGGTGAGCAGGTAGCGGAATCCCTAAGCAAAGGGAACAGGGTAATCGTTACAGGGAAAATGCGGATCGAAAAGTTTGAAACGAAAACAGGTGACACTCGTTTCACAACAGTGATTACTGCCGATGAGATCGGTGAGTCTATCCGTTTCCGTAACAGTGAGCCGATGCCCCGCGTTACTACCCGTGAGCCTGATCCTTGGACTGAAAAAAGCAGCGATATTCCTCCGTTCTAATTTGGGGCGATACACTTAACCAATGACCCCGCTTCTTACCTTCGCAGTAACCATTCACGAGATGTATAACGCGTTTCGAGAAGCGGGGTTCACGGATGGTCAAGCCATGTACTTAACCGCACAGAGGATGAATGCAGATGCCAGAAGGTAAAGAAACATTAGGGTTCCTAGAAATCGGCTCGTCTGGTCTTCGTAGATCCGGCGGTTATATTAACGAAGAGTTCTTACAGAACCTTCAGGGTGTTAAAGGCTTCAAGGTTTACCGTGAGATGCACGACAACGACCCTGTTATTGGGGCGATGCTTTACGCAATAGATAAAGTTATTACTCGTCTGGAGTGGCATGTTGAGGGTGAGGATGCCCGTACTGTTGAGTTTGTTGAAGAGTGCCTCAACGATATGTCTGATTCATGGGATTCAACTTTGCAAAACATTCTTTCGATGCTGGTGTATGGCTGGTCTTTCCATGAGATTGTTTACAAGATTCGCAGGGGACACACGGGTGACCCTAAGACTCAATCGAATTACAAAGATAACCGGATTGGTTGGCGTAAGTGGCCTGTTCGAGCGCAAGAAACTTTGCAAGAATGGATGATTGACGATCACGGTGGCATCCAAGGTCTTGTTCAAATGGATCCTTCTTCAGGTAAGGGGCTGGCACGAATCCCAATGGACAAGGCTCTCCTGTTTCGCACGACCACGAACCGCAATAACCCTGAAGGCTACTCGCTGCTCCGTAACGCTTACCGCCCGTGGTTCTACAAGAGGCGCATAGAAGAAATTGAAGCGGTTGGAATTGAACGTGACCTTGCAGGACTACCGATGGCTTACGTTCCGCCAGAGTACCTCTCTTCGACTGCTACGCCACAACAGAAGGCTGTCCTCCAAGCGATCACGGAGATTGTGCAAAACGTGAAGCGTAACGAGCAGGAAGGGATTGTTTTCCCTGCTGCTTATGATGATGCTGGAAACCGGATCTTCGACTTAACACTTCTTTCTGCTTCAGGTGGGAGACAGTTCGACACGGGTGCTGTTATCCAAAGGTATGACCATCGCATAGCAATGTCTCTGCTGTCGGACTTCCTGCTCCTTGGATCTGATCGGGTAGGCTCATTTTCTTTAGGTGCAGCGAAGATTGATTTATGGACTTTGGCTGTTGATTCAATAGCGAAATCTATCGCTGAAGTAGTTAATCAACACGCGATCCCACGACTGTTGAAACTGAACGCTATGCGGGTAGACAAACTTCCTTACCTTACCTACGGTCAGGTGAGTAGCATTGAACTTGGCGAGGTTGCTGACTTCGTTTCTAAGTTGGCTGCTGCCGGTGTGATTATGCCGGATACTGTTCTAGAAGCGCATATGCGTTCTCTCGCTGACCTTCCGGAGCCTGATACTGAATCGTTGATGTGATGCTTAGGTTTAAGCAACGTACCCCGCCTACTTCCCGTCAGGCTTTAACAACGAGTCAGAAAAGATTCCAACGAATCTACCTTGACGCGATAAAGGAAACACAGGCACAAATTAAACGGGACGAGAATCTGATTATTGACGCTATTCAACATAGATCTTTACCGTTCGTGGTGGGAATGATTAGCGTGGATCCTTGGTACAAGGCTCAGGAAAGAATGCAGGAAGAGTTACTTGCCGAACTTGTTGATGGTGGTAAACGAGTTCAGTTGCCTAGTATTCAAAAAGCAGAATTACGTTTCAAGTTTGACGCTGCCCGTCCGGAGGCTGCTCAATGGGCTGCTAAAGAATCCGGAAACCTTATTCGTGAAGTGACTCAGGCTCAGATAGATGTTGTTCGTGATCTGGCTTCACGGGCTTCGATGGGGGAGTTCACGGGGGTTCAGACGGCTAGATCTTTGCGGGATCATATTGGTTTGACGCAGAGACAATCAGGGTGGGTGGACAATTTTCGCCAGCGCACGTTTGCTGAACAGATAGGTCAAGGGAGATCTTTGTCGGATGCTTTGACACGAACTGATTCTTTAACGGATAAGTATTCAGATCGTATTCACCGTTACCGTTCTGAAATGATTGCTCGCACAGAGATTCTTCGCGCCTCACATGAAGGTAGAAGGCAGGCGTGGGGTCAGGGTATTCAGGAGGGATACATTTCACCGAATGACAGGAAGTATTGGTCGGCTAATGACGATGATCGTATTTGTGAAGACTGTTCATCTATGTCGGTGAAATATGATCAATCGAACGCTATCTTTATTGGTGAAGAGTTCGAGATGGGTGAGCCTCCTATTCATCCGATGTGCCGCTGCGACATTGTGCTTGCTCCTGCTGCCCCGGATGCTGACTTGTCGGATATGAGTCAAGAACAAATAGATGAGATTCTTGAAACAGGGATAGCACCGATGCAGCCGATGGGAACTACAACACGAATTGGTGATGACGAGTTCAAA